TGCATACTCTTACTGTATCCCTATATTTTATATATTTTTTATAATATCCCTTTGTTCCTCTTGTCTATTATGGGAGTCGAATTAAAAGCTGAATGATATCAATACCTTTCTCGCGTCAAGGAGTGTCTCAGGTTCATCTCAAGTAACACGCACGAAAAAGGGGTGAGACAATAGTATCAGCAATCATTCCAATCGATTACCTACTGTCTCACCCCACCATCATTAAAGTGTCTCACTGATATCTGATATATAAAGACCGGTGATATATCAGTCGTACGTGCTGTAAGCGACCATCCCTGCTATGAAACAAGCTGCTGCCAATAGAGATACTACAGGCATGATTATATCATACATGGCCGAATATCCTTTCGTACTCACTCTGGAATGTCTCTGAGGGAGTGAACCGGATCATATGCATCTGTTTCGACATGCCAATACCCTTACCGTACTCGCCTGTATTCACATCCAGTACACCACGGCGTACCTGTGACAGAGAGAGCTCCTCTGGTTTAGTCTGTACTGCCTCCGGACTGTTCTCTCTCGCGTCCCATTCGTTGTACTCTGTTGCTAAGTCCTGAGCTTCTGCAGCCCATGTTTTCGGTTTGAACTCTTTCATATTAACTCCTTTTAGTATCGGATGAATATCCGTCTTAACCTGCGTACACTGGCACGTTTGTACCTGTCGTAGCAAGAACGTTTTATTTTTACGCTATATGATTCTTTTCTATATAAACCACCACCACCACACCGGACTGCTGTCCAAGCTGTATACGCCAGAGCCTTAGTACCGCCATTGGCGATTGTAAGCTCTTTAAGGCACTTATCTGCAAAATCCCTTGGAACACTCGGGCTATCATTGTTATAGAACCAATCATGTAACACACTCGCTTCAGCTATTGCACTTTGCACCGGAGGAACTAAACGAACGAACAATCTCGGTACTGAAGCATGGTCGGTAAGATACCCTTTTGGCACTGTGAATTTTCCACGAGGTGTGGTATATTTCATCGGTGCAAGAAGCATCCATAATTTCGGCCCAACCTTGACCGTTTTTAATGCTGAATCTACACTCCACATAATAATCTCCAAACTTTTTGTAATCAATGCATACTACCATATAGGCTGGACAGAGATCGTCCAACCTGCGGCCTCTCAGGGAGTCGGCCTGTAGAGCCAACTCCCATAAGGGTTTACAGATTCTGTAGAACGAATGTATAAGAACCGTCTGTAATATCCACCAACATCATGGAATTACCTGTCAGCACCCATATTTCATCTGTATCTTTATAGATGATGTTATCGATATTCTGAATCTTGGTAATCAGAGTAGCAACACCTGTATCCTGTGCAATGGAATACAACCCATCAGGAGTAGCTCCGTACAATACACTGTCTCCACCGTAACACAATGCAGTATACATAGAGTTGGTTGTAAGTGTTACATCTGTACCATCAGCCAATGTGATCTTACGTAATGTATCACCAACACCGAGGAAACCATAAGTACCGCCAGCATTAACGAACGAACGTGCTCTTATCTTTTTATCAAATTTATCAAACATTTTAACTCCTTTTAGTTACCGAGCGATTTTGCCCGGTGATCCACCAAACCGTCCCATAGCATTTCCACCACCCACACGATTGCGAGCTTTCATCTGCGTATGGGAGTTTCTCCACATACCTTTAGGATCGGATTGGTATTCTTTTAATTTCTGTGCTTTCTTCTTAGCGATTTCATCAGCCGCATTTATCGATATGCGTGTTATTAGATGTCTAACACCTTGAGCCAATGAATCTAATCTATCATCATGTATTAATGCATTCCGTATACGAGTGATCTTACATATCTGGAATAACACTTGATATGAGGATCGCAACTGTGCAGGATACTTCTGCGTGCTTTGTATGTCATGTTCTAATACACGCCTATCAAATATAAGTCTATGCGAACCAATTACAGGATCGAGGGAATCAATTATACGTAGTTCCTTCTGACCCGTTGCCCATACTTCTTCAATTCCGCATCTAACATCGGCTGCCTTCAATGCACCACGCAATGCTTCTGCGTACGCGCCAGCTCCGAAGTTCTTTTCGACAAGGATTTCATTGATGCTGAATCTCTTAATTATGGATATAATCTTATCGAACTTATCTGGTGATGTACCACCGGGCAAGCCTGTAACCCACTGAACAGACAGAAAGCCGTTACATTCAAATATAACTGACACGCCTGTTTCATCGCCATTCTGACCACCACCAGCAGGATCGATACTCATAAGCCGGGATGTATAATGGAAATACTCTTCATTTGGATTGCTTGCTAAATAGATATGTTCGTTATGTAGTGGACTCCCTGCAGGATGCGGTATCTTATTAGCTGGATCATTAGTCCATTTGAATGAACCCTGAGATTCATCGAGCTGGTAATTCCAGAACATTAAGTCCTTGAGTTTCAAGGGATACCTGTCCTGATCCATTAGGGATGTGTTAAGCATGAACTGCAAATTGAAGTATGCCATACCTTGATCTAAAACTTTCTTATTCAATACGAATTCATCCAACATCCCGGGGTCTGTCGGTTGACCTAAATCACCGTCTATACCACCGCCTGTTCTTAATGTTGGGTCTGCCTTTAGGCGTTCCTGTAAGGATGGTGCCAAAGCATTACCGTATACTTCCTGTTGTTCTTTAACCGATGGGTAACGTCCCGGCCAGATACGTACAGCAAAATCCCGGGAAGGGAGATCATTGTATATTGAATCTACTGACTGCGGTGTACCTAAATACAGTATCTTACCCTTTGAATTAATACTTGAGAAATCCCTTGTTAAGTGTCTCAACTGCTCACGCATTAATTGAGTTAATGCATTCTTACTTGATTCAACATCATCGGGGATCAGTAGATCTGCTCGATACCCCTGCATGTTTGATGTGATACCAAGGCATGCAATACTGGGTGACTTCTCAGCACCCTTCAACATGTGATGTATATCGAACTCTTCTACAGATGATCGAGTCCCGGGATTTGATTTATCCCCTCTAAGTATCTCTAACTCAGGCATATTCATTATGATCTGGATACACCATATACTAATCTGCTTTGCCATTTTGGATCCAGCAGAGAGTATCAAGACCCTCATACTCGGATCGTGGATCAGACACCAGACTGCATAACAGCCGGCAATCGTAGTTTTAGCCTGTCCACGTTGGGCTTGAACCATAGCCCATAGAGGGCCGTTCGCTACATAGTCGGCTATGTCGTACTGCAACCATGTAGGTTCAAACCCTAACAGATTCTCAGATACATCTCCGTAGAAGTCTCTGAAGTCACTGTAATGTTCTTGGAGCTTTTCTAACTCCTTCCACCTATGGGCGTATTCATCAAAATTCATTTATTAATTACCCCCGTTTACAACTTCACTACCTTCAACAACACATTCCAGAGATACCAGACCTCTTAGATCATCTTGTACAATGAACTCAAGACTCTCACCGGCTGCAATTCTAATAACTGCACCCATCTTAGACTGACCACCGAATGTGATCCTGCCAGCGAACCCGAAAGCTCCCTGACTTGGATTTTTAGCTTCAAGTGATTGCCAATCATACATAGTACCCATCATGCCTATATTGCTTTTCCAATTCACGATGTTATGAGTTGTTCCATCAACTCTACGTATAACAAGACCTCTCGTTAATGCAGTTATATCACCGAACTCATCGAATGCTGTTGCTGTGGCCGTGATACATGTTATGATTATACGTACTATATCAAGGGTAATATCTACACCCGGATCAGCACCACGTACTGTGAATATCTGTCGAGTACCACTACCGTCTACAGCCATATTAGTTGAACCTGTGCCAACAATATCACCCACAGCAAGAACACTATCTACCGGAGAATCCAGTGACAAGGTATTAGAATTAATATCAATGACATGGCCTACGTAGTATCGCTCTGTAGCATTATTGAATACTCCAATATAGTCGCCTATATTAATACCTACAGCACTCGTCACGACAAGCTCATAATCATCAATCTCTGCCTGTGTTGTTAATGTGGTTGCATTCGTTACCTGCGCTGCGTGTATTATAAATATAGGGGATGTCTGATCCTGTAATGTAACAGGCATAGAACCATTAGGCTCTAATACCAATTCAAGACCACTGGTATCTGTGATTATAGCACCTTTGGCAGCTCCCCAGTAACCGGCTGCTGTCGCCGGTGTTACATAAAACAGTACTGCGATTAATACAATAAAATACTTCTTCATTCTTCCCCCATAGCTATAGCAGCTTTTGTGGCGAATTCAGTTACATTCGTTCCTTTAAATCGTTTCCGTCTCGCCTGTAAATGTTTGTCTAACTCTCCTAATTCATTGTCCAACTCTGCAAGCATTGTAACCTTATTGTCTGACAAGAACTTAATTGCCATACCTACATACCGAGGATCGGACTCATCATTTAGAATCTCTTTGGAGAGTCGGTTGCTTACAGCAACATGCAAGCTACCCATAACTTCTTCTTTGGTTGCTTTACCCATAATGCTCTCCTTCCTTAATTAAAATACATCTCTTATTTTAGCCATGACAGGCAACCAGTGCTCACGTAGAGTCACCGATGTTATAATTGCAAGGACTGTAGCGAATGCTGTCTTGATGTTCTTAACAGTTCCTTCAGTCCGGATCATCCTGTCGTTCAGTTTGCAGTCGGCTCCGCTACAACCGACTGCAATATGTTTCTCAATCATCGTTATGATGTACTCTTGACGAGTCTCCATTACGACTAATCGTTCAGTGCTATCCATGTTACTCCTTTAATTATTTGTCCGTATAAACAGAACGACTTTCTTGAACATCTGTCTAATGGTTTCTTTGAGTTCTGCATTCGTAGTAGCTGCATCGAACTGGGCATCGATTATAGCATGCAGTTCTTGGATGCTTTTATTAGCCATACCTGTAGCCTGTTGTCCCTCTGCACGTACAACCTGTTCAGCCTGTTCAGCAGTGTCTTCATCCTGAGCTATTATAGCCTCTTCAGATAATACCCATTCATCAGATTCATTCAAGACAAAACCATAACGTATTTGCTTCTTAATGAAATGAGCGTCTACATAAGGTTTGATGAAATCGTAGTCTGTAAATTCGACATGAGGTCTATTTGAATCTGTAAATGAGATGCTCCCATTAGAACCGTTCCATTTAATTTCATAGATATCATCAGCAATCTCACACTCAAAAGTGTACGGTTGCCCATCAACCTCTACGATATTGACAGTAGCCATTATAAGTACTTCCATATATATATTCCTTTATGTTTTAATAATATAGTTACAAGCAACGTACGGATTCAAGATGTTCTGAGTAGCACTTTCTGCGTACCCTGTATTACCTGTACCACCAGAACCTGTTGTACCTGATTGGTTGTTTGTCCAATAGTCTTTGGTTCCTCTGGAAACTGAGCTTGTTGTGGATTTGGATAGGATTCCAACTGCTGAACTCGTGTCTGTACCAAGATTGATCGCAGCACCGCCACTGTCATAAGCGTCAGCTGTACTAAAATCCCACCATTTATGATTATGATTCGGCGCTGAATGCGTATGACTCGGCCCTGTATGCCTATGGTAATTATTGAAAGTTTCTTGACCGGCTGTAGCACCCATAGCTACAGAACCGACACCTCTTGGTAACTTATCCACCATATTCGGTACATTAAATGTAGTTGAACCATCACCGACACCGAAGGCTTCACCAATAACTGCGAACAGGTCTGCGTACACTGTACGATCTATAGCAGCACCGTCACATAGTACGTAACCATCCGGTGCAACTGCGCCACCAAAAGGCATATAACAACCTGTAGGCGATCCACCGCCACCACTCGGAGCAATCCAAGCTGCATTCGAGCCATCTGTGGTTAGTACCTCATCTGTATGACCTGTCTGAACAGGCAATACATCTGTTTCATCCACACTATGCGGATTAGTTTCATCAGTTAAATGTGCTACGAATGGTGCTACTGTATCATCAGCATCTGATGCAGACTGTGCTGCATTCGCTTCAGACGTAGCGGCATTACCTGCTGATGTACTCGCATTACTCTCTGCTAATTCAGCAGCGGTCTGTGCAGCCAGTGCATCAGTCCTTGAATCGAAAGCAGCAGCAGCATCGAACGCAGCATCAGCAGCACTTCCAGCAGCATTCGTCTCAGAAGTTCCAGCAGCATTCTCAGATGCTAAAGCATTCGTCTCACTTATACCGGCTGCAGTTTCACTTGCACCAGCATTCGTTTCAGAGGTGCTTGCATTAGATGCAGATGTAGCAGCATTAGATTCACTCGTTGCTGCATTGCCTTCAGATATACCAGCAGCAGTTTCACTGTCACTCGCATTATTCTCTGATGTCAAGGCATTAGCTGCTGACGTACTTGCAGCACTTGCGCTATTACCAGCATTTGTTTCTGATATACCAGCGTTAGTCTCAGATGTTCCTGCATTAGTTTCTGATACTCCTGCATTTGTCTCTGCTAATTCAGCAGCAGTCTGTGCTGTCTCTGCAAAGCCTTGAGCTGCTACTGCACCTGTTTCGGCAGTCTCAGCGTTCGTTTCAGCAGTCTGAGCATTCGTCTCACTTATGCCAGCATTGGTTTCACTCGTTGCTGCATTGTTCTCAGATACTAAGGCATTAGCAGCCGATGTACTCGCCTGTCCTGCACTCGTACCTGCATTAGTAGCAGATGTACCTGCGTTCGTTTCCGAGATAGCAGCCGCATCTGCACTATCTGATGCATTACTTTCTGATATAGCAGCATTATCTTCTGAAGACTGTGCATTCGTTTCAGCGAGTTCAGCAGCAGTTTGAGCAACTTCTGCTAATCCTTGCGCTGTCTCTGCATTAGTCTCAGCAGTCTCAGCACTTACTTTAGCGGCAACTGCTCCTGTCTCAGCAAGCTCTGCTCCTGTCTGTGCTGACTCTGCGGCTGTCTCAGAATTACCCGCATTTGTCTCGCTTATACCAGCATTTGTTTCTGAAGTCGATGCAGCATTTTCACTGGCTAAAGCATTAGTTTCAGATGTGGATGCATTCCCTTCGGATGTACTGGCTGCATTCTCGCTTGCTAAAGCATTAGTCTCACTTGTAGATGCATTTGATTCGCTTGTTGCAGCGTTTGTTTCAGACACTCCTGCATTTGTTGCAGCAGTCTCAGCAAGGATTCTATCTGCTTCAACCCCTGCTTCACTACCTGCTGCATTACTTTCAGATATACCTGCTGCTGTCTCACTTGCAGAGGCATTAGATTCACTTACTCCTGCATTAGTTTCAGACAATGCTGAAGCGACTTCAGACAAACCAGCCGCAACTTCACTTGCAAGAGCTGCATCCTTTGAGCCACTTGCAGCAGATGCGCTTGCACTTGCTGCCACAGCATCAGCAAAAGCCTTAGCTGCATGATGTAGACTTGAATATCCTCCAACTACGACCTCCGTATCTTCTATCTCTTCTGCCCACCTTCGGGCCAATTCTGTATAAGCTGCTGCCTCACTAACACTAATAGCACCTGAATCACCTGACTCTTGTGAGAGGTACAGGTACTGTGTATTTACTAAATCCAATAATATCTCTGTGACTGGTTTACCTGCAAGCCAATCAACAAGAGCTTCTTCAGGACTTGTTTGTCTACGGAAGGATATGATTGTACCATCTATCGGCACAGGATCAATCCGGACTTTCGTAGCGGTTAGGAATATCCTTGAACCTAACCCTTGTTCGAACTCACCGATGTAGTATTTAACATGATCCTCTTCTACATAACCGGGACTCACCCCTGCGAATGTAAGATCATAATCACTTTGACCACCGGTGACTGTATGTGTATTTATACTGTATGTTGACATACTTACTCCTCTTCGTTAAATGCAAACCTATTAATAACTCCTTTATTAAAGGCAGTTGAACCAAACCACGAACCTAATGGAAGTGCTCCAACGAGGGCGTTCCATTCAGACTTACTTACGGATTCACCGGGAAGCATTCCACCGGCTACTCCTGTTATACCTTTAAAGGCCCGATCTGCATAGCCTAATCCGGGTACTTTACCTGTGAGTCCTTTACCATTACTATACTGACTTGTTCCAGTTAAGTGACCCCATGCATCAGGCATAACAGCACCGAATAGCATATCAGCACCATCTACCATAGGTGATAACTGACCATGATATCCAACAACCTTCTTAGTGATTGCTCTTAGATTCATGTTATTTTCTATATACTGCTTACGATCTGCAGCAGGTAATACAGCAGCATCAAAGACCATACGTGATACTACAGCCATAGTACTTGTTGCAATCATGTACTGAAATGCTTTAGCAGCCTCGACATCACCTTGTCTATACATCTGCCAATCGTGTACAGTCTGTTTACCAATAGCTGCAACAGAGAATGTTCTGAACTGTGACATAAACTTACCTAAACCACGATTCATCCATAGAGGAGTTTCTCCTGCTATGATATCCTGTATTGCATTACTCGACTTACGATGTAACATGTACGCCATTGTACGCCTGTTATCCGGACTCCAATTACCAAGACCTAATGTTTCTAATATACCATCCTTATTGAATGTAGCATGTTTCATCATATCAGCTTTAAGACTATCGAGCTGATCGAATGGAACACCTAAATCTTTAAGGCGTACCTCAGTCATTGTACCATCAGCAATCTCTCTGTACCATTTATGACCAAGAGCATTCATCAAGGTTTTCTTCTGTTGTGTATGAACCAGATGCCAACCTGATGCTTTAGACTGCCAGTAACTCATGCGATCTAAAAGTCTCTCAGAATCTTTAATCCTGTAACCAAAATCATCTGCACGCATACTCGGATGATTCATGTAATGATCGTCACCGATCTTACCTATAGCCCATTCCTGTATATCTCTTACCATAGCGGTATCGAGTCTACCATCGTGCAAATCCATAATCATATCACGGATCATAGGAATCCCTTCCCATATATTCTTAACACCAGCAGCAGCCATAACACGGCCTGTCTCACCCGCCTGTACTATACCGAGTTTACCAAGAGATGCAGTTGCCATAAGTTTACGTACTACACGCATGGCTGCGAATCCTAACTGACCCATAGGTTCAATAGGTTCACCTTTAATCATTTTCCAACCCATCTCTAATCTCTGTATATCCATTTGAATCTGTTTACCGTCTTGATCCCGATCTATACCATGCCTACGTACCTGTTCTACGAGGTCTTGGAACATCTCTTCAGATGCAATACCTTTACGAGCACCAGCAGCACGACCTAACCAATACCTTGTTTGCGAACTGAAGGTACTACCTAAGTCTGTATGCATAAGATCGAATATACGCAAACCTGATTGAGAATCTTTATAACTGATCGTAATACCCATCTGATGTTTAGTTGGGTTAGCTTTCAAATCACGACCTGATGTATCTAACACAGCTTTGATATGACGTATTTCTACATCACTTAAATTCGTATCTCTCAAAGCATCCAAGAGAAGACTCCTGTTAGCAGAACTTAATAAATTCGCATCTGCTGACATGGTTGTACCTCTGTGTAGGAATCGGTTATATAATGCTTGTGACATAGCTTTAGCCATAGCATCTACATCCGGCATATCATACTGAACTCTCTCAAGTTTAGGTTTCTTTACTGCTTTCTTTCTGACCTTAACCTTTTTCTTCTTGGCTTCAAGATCTGCAATCTTCGCTAAAAGCCTCTGCTCTTTAGCACCTTTACGTAGACCTTCAGGACTGATATCACCCTTATCGAATTTAAGGGCCCTGATCTCTTTATTAATAGCCTTGATCTCTACGTCCATTGCCTTCTGAGCATCTTTAATCTCTTTAACATTAGCTTTATCACGAGCCTTAATCTCTGCATCATACTTCTTCTGAAGTTTATCTAACGTCTTTGCGTAGTCAGCTTCAGCTTTCTTATGTGCTGTCTTGAATTCATTACCATCAAGAATGGCATCTTTAATTGTACGTAGCACAGTTTCTTCACCGTACTTATGTTTAGCATCAAGGAACTTCTCCCCATCATAACCTCTTCCGAGATGTCGTGGATCGAGTTCACCGGCTGCTTCTATAACACCAGCATCTTTCAATATCTGGTATGTAGTTTCATTTGTCTTAATATACAACTCTTCGAAACTTTCAACTAACTCCCTCATTTGTTTGGTAGCACCTGTTACGTGCTTACCTGTTTCAATAAAGGCGTAAGCTGCTTCATCGAATGTACTCTTTGCAGCATTACCTGATCTCTCATTTGCTACTTCCCATGCAGATTTAGTCCTCAAGAATTGAGGTGTATAATCAGCAGAGAACTTATGGAACTCAGTAGCAGTCTCAAGTGCTGCAGTTGTGTCATTCCATCTACCTGTACTTTCAGGGTATTCAAATAACTTACTTGCAGCCCATCTTGTAAATGGGTTCTCTGAGGTATGCATACTGTGACTCATTGATACGAGTCCTATCCTTTCATGCAAGAGGGTCTTAGCTTTAGGAAGTTGGCCTGTTGCAACTGCATGAATTACAGCAGCTACAGTCGGACTCTCTAAATCTATTGTTCTTTTAGTACCCGGAACAAAGTTCTCATCAAGTACTGAATCAACAGTTTTATTCATAGCCTTAACTTCAAGTGTACCTGCTTCGATATCCTCTTTAGTCTTCTTTATAGTAGCATGTAAAGAACTCACGGCATCAGCATCAGTTGCGTATGGAACTGCATTATGATTATCCATAGTTTCATCAATGGTATCTTTCATATGAGCTTTACCGAAGTTATCTGTAACTTCATCCATATGATGTGCCATATTAACATCAGCCCTCTTAGCTGCACCACCTAATGTACCTAACCAACCTAAACCCATACCCATTGTACCAGCTACGATGTAATCTGTTGCTGTTCTATCTTTATACATCTCATTAATAAAAGCCTCTTCAACAACATTGGCTGTACCAACTACTGCACCGGCTGTAAGGAATCTACGTAGCTTATTAGCTTTCTGTAATCCGGATAAACCGAATGAGAAGTAATTAGGTACATTCGCTAACTCAGCAACAAGCTGCAATCCCATTGTGGGAAGCAGTCCTAAATCCTGAGCATTTAACATGAATTGTCTTTTACCTTTGATACGTTCTTTAAGTACTTCATAATGTTCCGGGGATTTAGACTCTTTAATGAGTTCTATCTCCCATTGCGCTTTAGGACGGAATGTAGCTTCATCGGTTTGGAGTGCGTCTTTAAGAACGAAATCCTCTTCAACTCTATAACTCGCTACATCCTCATACATCGTTTTAGCGATGCCTGTCCCGGTTTCATATTTATGAGCCCCTGAGATACCTGTCCATATAGAGGCTGTATTATCTTCAAGGGCTTGTCTGTGCGCCTGTTCTTCACGGAGCATTGCATCTGAATTCTGTCTTACATTCAATGCCCTTTGAACATTAGGATCATCTTTCAAACTTCTTACAGGGGCGGTATCGAAATCACCGATCCCTGTTTCCTCTAATATATCTGCCATAATTTATCCTTTACGTATTATTTCAACAAGTTCTTTACCTCTGCCTTTAACCTGTGTATACCATTTGCTATCAATTAAAGTTTCTGCAACTTCATTCCAGTCAATCTTATCTCTGGACATAGCCTCAGTGAAGTCAGGCCATTCTTTACCTTTCTTCTTATTCCATCCACCACCTAAATTAAATGTGATGTCAATCAAGGCTGCTTTCCTCGCGTTACTCGCTTTAGAATAACCGGGCAATTTCTCAGCAGCTTTCTTATGTGAAGCATAGTCTTTCTGGAACATTGCTAAAGCCTCTGGCTTTGTAACCGATTTAGTAGGCTTAGTTGCACTCCAATGACCATAACCTATCGCCCATCCACCCTTATCTTTATAGGGTTCAGATCGGAAACCTTCATGCCTTTTAAGCATAGTCTTAATAGGTTCATCATTTAATTCACCTGTATCTGCTACGGAGAACTTTACCTCATTCTCTGTTTGAACTTCAGCAACAGGTTCTACAGTAGGTTCTGCAACAGGTGTATCAAGACCTAAATCCTGAGCTACACGATCTGCAGGATTCACATAACCAGCAGGTTTGCGATCAAACATACCGCCTGTGAATGTCCTTTGATTAGGATCAAGTCCACCTTCTTCAGAAAGCGGTATCTTCTTATCGAAGTCGATACCTACCTTTACCATACTGTATTCAATAGCCTTTTTCGCCATACCCATTGCACCACTATACTGAGCTTCATAGAAGTTCTGCCGTGAAATGGCTTTCTCTGGTTCAGATAATCTTAGGTATTCATGAGTTGGAATTAAACCATAGTTCATACCTATTGAAGTATTGATAACATTAGTAAGGAACTCAGCATTCAAATCTCTCTGCTCTAATACCCACTCCTTTATTTCACCTGTAGGATTACCTGAGTCGTATTCCTTATAGTACGCATGTATCTGTTCATTAGAATACTCACCATGCTTCTCAGCAGCAAGAGCTGCACCTATGTAATTGCCCGGTATATATAATACACCAGCTTCAGGGTTCATAGGATTACTGAGTTCTAAGTACCCTGTATCTTCGTTAATGTTAATACGTGCTCTTGATGTATCAACTTTAATTTTATCCCATCCATCACCACTGACATCAGCAGCCATAAGTTTTTGCTGGTTTATTTTGGCTTGAAATGACTGATCGGCAGTTAGAACTCTTTCATCTCCAAAAATCCCCTGTATGAAAGCTACTGCACCTATCTGAGACATCCAACCAGTTTGCTCCATTGGTACATCTTTTGCACCGAATGCAATACCCTCTTTTATACCGAACATTTCTTTCATTCTACCTTCATATTTCAGATCATCTTTCAAGAGATCAATACCAACATCTATCTGACTTGTACTACATCCAAGAATAGAAGCAGCTACCGTTGGTTTAATCATAAGTAACTGATTGTCAACAACTACACTGTTCTGTACTAAATTCTTTATAGCCAAATTCTTTGCATCCTCCGGATTATGTCCTGATTTCCTAAGTCGTGCTATGTCGGCTAATACAAAGGCTTCAGCTTGTATCGTCTTTTCAGGGTCACGCCACAACCCACTCCATCCCACCTTTGTATTGAATGCATCATTAACAGCATCTAACGCTACTTCCTGTTCTTCGTCTGTATACTCTGCGTATGTTTCATGAGCCTTATTATCTGTATCGATGTTATCAAGAATTGTAGCAACTATAGGGTATGTCTCTTCTATCGGCCCTGCGGTACGTGCTAAGTTACTTTGAATAGCTACGTAACTTTCTAATGAATCATCCATATACTCTGCGAACTTACGTGCACCAGCAATAGGAGCCTCACTCATTAGACCTTTCTCAAAAGCCTCAATAGCTTTAAAACTCTGTAACGATTCTGGATTAATTGTACCATCTTTAAATGTCATAGGCATAGCATCAAACATTTTTACTTGGGATTGGAACTGTTTCCATATACTATCCTGTTTTACAACGTGTTGACCCATACCATACAGAACAGTAGGCATATCATCGGGATTCTCTGTTACCAACCCATCGTACAAACTACCCATAGTACCTGCGAACTGAGCAGGGGTTCCTTGTATATTTACACCGGCTTTAGCCTGACGTAAGTGTTTCTCTTCTGTGAATATTCTATCACGATTCACTTCAGATTTAGTGAACATACTTTTAATCTTGGCTTCAGTGTATACTTGTCTCCCTTTCTTATCAGCCAATAAAGCCATTTGTGCTACTGATTCCTCAGTGAGTATGCCTTGCTCCATAAGCGATTCGTACTGATCTTTCTGAGTATCTATCTCAGCTAAATCTAAACCATCACGAGTATACTTCGCCTGTATTATAGCAGTATCATACAAACCTTTAAACGAAGATACATCATAACCGAACTGAAGATTCAATGCCTCTAACACTTCAATGTCACCTGTCTCTACTGCACTTTTAGCAGCACCCATGAAAGCAGCTTTCGATATCGCTTCAGGGTCTAACAGATTATATTTAGGATCAGACAATGTATTTATATAATGATCTATAGTTGTATTAGGGTCTTTTGCTAACTGTGATACATGTAGAGTAAGATTCATACCCTGTTTCTTCTTCTGGTCTAATCTCCATCTACCATTTTGAGCAGCTACAAGAGCAGGTTGCTGTTTAAGCATATAGTTATTGTACGCACCTATAGCCATACCAGCATTAGGATTATTTTTCCAAGATTCCCTGTATACTCGATGTCGTTCTTTAACGTCTGCTTGATAGCCTTCCGGAGTCATTTCATCGTAATCTCCGTTATCTATCGCAAGAGCTTCCTCAGACCATCCCTGCTGTGCTTGAAGTTCTGCTGTGCTAACTGCGTACATAGCTTCAGTATGCTGTCTATCTGGATTAATCGCATCATTAATCATATCGTTCTGTGCATCAAGTTGTGCATTAATGTCCTGCTGATCTGCCACCGATGCGGCGATACCAGCAGCTAATGCACCCATCTGAGATATAACTGTTGATGTTTGACTTGATCTACCACGAGTTGATCGTACTGTACGCCCACCTGTATCAATAGGGCTGCCGAATTTTGTTCTTTCTAATGCCATACAACCCTCCTTATAAGGTGTCTATTTGTGCAGAGTCTACTTTAGTCTTTGTACCGAAATCGAACTGTTTAAAACTAAAGACGTTCTGTACATCTTTTTGTTGTGTTGTTGATAAGTTATTATAATAATTCAAACCTGATCCTACGGTATTAATTAACCCTGTCATTACTGAAGGGGTTGCCATAGGAGTAGGTGACTGAGCGTTAAGATTATCTACCGCAGATCTTGCAGCATCGTTGAACTGATTGACTGTATTAATCATTTGAATCTCGGTATTTATCATAACCTCAGATACTGCATTAGCTTCCTCTATTGATATATCACGGGTAATATCTGCTTGACCTCTACCCTGTATACCCATCTGTGCAGCTTTTACAGTAGCCTGACCTTTAGCTCTATGTGCAGCTCCTCTAATAGCGATCTGCTGTACTATGTTATCACGCCTGATCTGTACCTCAATATCACCCGTTCTATTATAGCCTGTAGATAACTGATCCCTTAGTGCTGATGCAGCTACATTCCATGCTTGTAAACGTGCTTCGTTCTGTGCCTCTATAGCATCTACTTCGTCCTCCCATGCGTACAGACCAGCGATGGTTGAGGCGATAGTACCAAATGCTCCCATGTACCCTGCTGTCGGTGACGCTGTTGCAGACACGCCAGCAGTACTTGGACTTTGACTCGGCACGTATTGTGTAAAACTCGGTGCTCTTGCCATAAAACCTCCTTATTGTGTTCTCCGGCCTCTCTCTTGGTATTTACAAATCCAATCCACATCAAGCACATTGAAAGGTAAATGACTCGTAGAGCCTATTGTTATTGTACATCGTTCTGCTGCACTCCTTATAGGGACTTTGATACTCACGTCCTGTAAAGGTGCATGCGAATTCAGTAGATACTCAGGGTCACTAATCGTCTGAGCGTTATATTCTTTAATGTATGTAACCGAATGACTCTTATCAACGATTATATATAACTCGCCGGTTTGAGCACAATTAAATTTCATACTTTTATACGTTGTTCTTGCTGTAGTTAAAGGACTTCCTTGACCATCCCTTACATAAGGGTTCGTGATTTCTGCATAAGCCTCGTACTCAATACCTACATAGAAGTATGGCAATCCTACTGCATCTGGCATCGATTCTGTCGGAACCAATATAGTACGATCATCCACATCGATCATGTAATCTACGGCTGCTCCTTCAATACCTGAGTTCTCTGCACCTATTACCTTAATAGCATCAAGGTGTGCATCAAGCCATGTATTATCTATAGCAGAGTACAGACCATCTAATACATCAACCAAAGTGAAATCACCATTAACAGTATCAGCTTGAACCTTTATAGTAGTATCGAGTTTCAACGGGAATGCAATACCTTCGGAATCTGTTGTAGACAAATCAATCGTCATGTATCCTGTACCTATACCACCCTCTTCATTATACCACAAATACAATACATCTCTTACAATTTTCATATATGTTATATCTTGAGGGAGTATCCATTCATGCCATGCAGCTTGCTTACGTGTATTATCCTGATCGAACCATTCATAAACGAATATCTTCTCAGGGGCCCCTTCTGTTCTTATAAGTAGGATATCATAATCTGTACTTGATTCTACCTGTAAACATTTCCCGGGCATGTACTCTCTAACGTGCGTTGTAATTGATTCAGCCATAACTGTTCCTGTTAATGCATCTGTTTTGAATTCTCTTACTCCGGTATATGTACCGAAGCTATACGGAAAGAATGCACTGTTAGCTGAAGCAACAGGTGCAGCAGTTGTATCCATACTGTACCGTGATTTCGATACTAAAGCGAATGTCTTAGATGTAAACAAGGCATCTGCTGGATGTAAGAACTGAGCCCTATCTGAGAATATCATCAAGGATGCATCGAAGACGAGCAGATGGTTCAATTCAGTTACATCATTATCTGATGATACTGCATCAATAGGATCATCATCTGAAGCTACTATCACTGATTGTGAGAAGCAGTTGAAATGATCGTACGCAACCGATGCAAAACAATTCTCGTCATTCAACATAACAATCCTATTCTGATACAAACCTATTCCAGAGATTGTTTTACCTATAAACGATGGTTGCGGATTAGAGTTATCATCACCGGCTGTTCTATCAATCCAATCTATGAGTTCAAAATCAAATTCACCTGTAGTACCATTACGTATTAATTGATGTGGCATTGTTGTTGGATTAATACGAGTAAACGAATCAAACCCTACGCACTCAGCCCAATGTCCTGTCAGTATCCTATCAGTCTCTTCTGAAACCGGAATTACATCTGCTACGAACCTAACGTAATAATCATTATCACTATCAGGATCAACGCCTGTGATCTTTATTTTATAGTCATGTACACACTTCTCTGGTAAATCATCATAATCCGTACTTACACGACCTATTGCTTTAATATCGTTATTATTATTATCATCTGTAACTTCTACACTATATGATTCTTCATCAGACCACATAACGAGTTGACCTTCATTAGCGTCTAATTCAAAGAATACATTACCATTACCAACTCCTGCATGAGCTGCAAGCCACGCATCCAACCCTATACCACCGTCTGTACCACTCCTAAGTCCATTTATAATGGTAGTAGTTTTAAGTGTAATAGCTTTATTAGATTGTATCGTACTTGAAGTTTGCTGCAAAGTTACTGTAGCTGCTGCATTGTATTGTGCAACTAATACGTTATCTATCTTAACTCTGTAATTCATACCGAAACTTGCTTTGACACAATGTATTACCATTGTCCAGAGATGTTCATCATCCTTTGTATCCATTACCGGAGTTGCTGATGTATTGCATACAAATGTTGTATCAGCTATTGTAAAGAATTTCATGAACTCTCTTGCAGGTCTACCATCTCCGGAATAATCCTGTATATAATCAAATGATGCTCCCTCATTAACAGTCTTCTCTATACCGTTTACTATATCAACTACATGGATATGATCCAGATGTGATGATATAGTATATCGTTCAGTACCATCGCCTCTATCGTACGTATGTTTAGCTGCCTCACCAAAATCCTCTATAGCGAATACAGGGGAATTTAATACAGCTCCTGTTCTTTTGCCTAATCCAGATGTAATCGAACTACGGCAATTCACCTGAGAACCAACCTGTTCAGGCCGGCGATCTCTTCGTGACTGCTGTGATACACCTTGAAGTAGGTTATTTATATTGCCGTTATATGTCGTCATAATTACCTCTGTACCTGTGCTCCTAATAATAAGGAAGCGTTATTAACTGAGAGTCTATTCGGCCCTGAGAACCTAAGATCAGCCTTCAATGCATAGGCGTTCTGTATAGCCTGTTCATCACCTAATACCTGTAACTTCGTACCGTCCTGATCTCTACCCATTACCATGTCTATCTTAGTGCGTGTTAATACGAGGTTATATATAATAGGCGGTAACTCTTCTAATTCCCACTCCATTATGCAACCTACTGTTTCACCGGCACTGAATTCATACGTGTGTTCTACGAGGTCATATAAGAATCTACCACGTTTAACAATTGTAGTAGAGCCTAAATCAACCTCAAGCACACCGTCCGGAAGGGTGATCTTATTTGTTACTACATCAGGTTCAAGATCGAACGATTCCCTGTTGTACCACCACCCTTTTGCCTGTACTGTAACAGACTGTTTATCCCACATATCTAATGCGAACACGACATCAGGGTGTGTATTATCTATTGCTTGGAGTGTTGATTCCTCGATTATCTCAAGGCATGCATTCACCATAGCAAGTTCTGTTTGTATCATAAGTCCTCCTTGGACAAAAAAAGCTCCCTCAACGTATGAGGTCGAGAGAGCTTGAATTTTATTGAGCTTTAGCTGGTATTAAGCAGCTTTCTTTGAGATGATACCATTAACATCAGTACGATCCGGTGCAGCACCGAAAGCAGTATACATATCAATGAACCACGTCAGGAGACGTTTCTCCCAGTAGACATCAGATGTCATAGGAATAGATTCAGCAACCATGATTGAATCAGGAGTTGCGTATACAGCTACAGCATCAGCATCAGTTACAGATGTTTCGTAGTGACCATCGCCTGTATCATAAAGAGCAGCAACAGAATCAACTTTAGCAGGAGCAGCAACTGTATCCTCTTCCTGAGTAAGTCTGTTGGTCATTACAAGAACCATACCAGATGCAACGTCAATTGCAGCATGGGCGTAAGAACCATTCTCTTTAGAGATATCTCTGTTAAGCAGCGCATCATTCTTCAACAGTGTGAAGTACTGAGCAGGGGCCATATAGAGTTTGCCGTCATTCTGATCGATATCCAGTTCAGCAAGACCCTGTGCAATAGCATATACCGCAGTAGTCAGCTTAGTGTAATCGAGTTCATCACCATCAGCAGCCAAATCAATAGCTGTACCACCCGGAAGGATACCACCAGAACCTACGTCCTTGTTAGTACCGCCAGCAGGGGCAGTCGGATGTGTATAAAGAGCAGATTTAACACACTGAACGAAGAGAACTTCATCCTGTGAAACGGCAAGCTGTTTGCCGAAGTTGCCCGGAGTCTTACCTTTGATATCCAGATGATCCTGTACTGTTGCCAACATCGGAGTCGTAACTCGTGCAATGACAGGTGTCTTAACCTGAACGATCATTTTACCTACATCAATGGATTTACCATCGGGTTCTACACCAGCTACAACCTTCTGTAGTTCTGGATTTCCCATAGTGTTATTAGACATAGTATCTGTACCAATCAGGGGCATGAATTTAAACACACCATCTGTGATAGATGCTTTACGCATGATATCATGTACAGTACCTTCGAATTTTTCAATGGTCAGAGCGAATTTATCAGTAGACTGATTCTCTGACATAGGGTACATAAGTCCCGCGGAGATGTCCTGTAATGCCATAATTTTTGTTCCTTTTCTATAATATTATAAGTTTACCTTGTCTATTATGAGAGTCAATTTAAAACTCACCTAATATCAGGGACTTACACAGCGTACCTTTTACCGTCTCGGACGTTGTGCCATGTTCCCGGCATTACAGTCTGAGAGTCCATACCCTTTGATTTCAGACGATCTGCATCTACTTTTGCAGCATAGATACGATCTGTCTTATATTTATCAGTTGCAATGATAGTTTGAAAATCACGTTTTGTCATGAAATGAAAACCTTTATCACCTGCGTTACTTGCATCACCACTCATACGGTTATTACCCCTTCCTGTTAATTTTTTATACGCCTGTACAGCCTGTTTCATACCTTCATCAACAAGCAAGGTATTATCAGAACGTAACTTAGCGTTAATTACATCGATCTCATTCTGAGGGAGATTCGACTTCAACGCCCCTGCGAGAATCTTGAACTTATCTTCACCACCTACACTATCGTAGATACGTTTATTCATCGCCTCTTTAGCGGAATTAGTTTCACTAAGGTCAGTATCAGCATTTTTCTTCTTCTCTGCCTGAGCGACCGCTAACTCGTCCTGAAGGGCATCTGCGTATGCGTCAACATCTTCGGCATTGAATTTCTCTTTTAATTCAGCCCGGAGTGCATCAGATACTTTACCCTCTTTAGCGACACGATCAAAGATATCTTGTTCTTTAAATCCTTCTGCTTCCAGAGCTTTCGTGATCTCGTCAACGTCTGTTGATTCATCGTTCGATTCTGCTGGAATTTTAGGTTTCTCGTCTTCATTCGGAGCAGGTTCTTCTATCTTACCTGCTTCATTTGTTGTAACTAAATCAATCTCAGGGAGTCCTGTATCAACTACCGGCTCAACAACTGGCTCGTCTACAACGATGTTGTCTAAAACCGGTTCAGTGATTACACCCTCTTCCTTCAATTTAGCTGCTGTGTCTTCGTTCAAACCTGCGAATGCCATTCGGCCTCCTTATTATTATTGTTGGTTCATACCTGCTGCGATATCCTCTGGTTCAGACTTATCTATAAGAGCTTCACCAGCTATCTGGCCTTCCTGTGCTTTAGCCTTTGCCTGTTGCTCTGCCAAATAATCATCCTCTGACTTCACGATTGAAGTATCGATATCACGACCTGTACCGAGTTTAGTCATTAGCGCACTTGAATTCAATCTGGCTAAGAACTGTTCTGGTACACTATTCAATGCTGCTAAGTCTTCAAAGAAATTCAGAATCTTCTCATTATCAGAAGCTCTACCCATAGCATCCAAACCTGTTAGTATCACAGGCTCAATGCTTGAGTCTTCAACCAAGACATCTACATCACGTAGAATCAGAGTTGCCATAGGTGCTTGCAATGTAAGAGCAAGATTACCGAATACACCACCATGAGCTTTATTAAGTTCTGCAGCCCTCATTCTATTTTCTTGTGCTGTAACCCTTTCTGCATCACGCATCTGAGAGGACAGTACAAGGAATATTTTACCGAGTTGTTTTCGGTACATATCAACTAACTGCATTACGATATCTAATTCATCACGTTTCCCCATGTCAATTACATTAACATCTTCTGGATTACCGTAATGATAAGTACCGGATGCTGCGTTATTCATTTCAACTACATCAACCATACTTCCGGGTTTAACCAAGAATTTATAGTCTGTTGATATAGCTCCTGCTGTCACAAGGGCTTCAACGAGAATTGACATAGCATAGAATGCTCCGTAATGATCTTCAACAAGACCACGACCCCATGTTTCTCTACGGACTCTATTCCAGTACGTAGGAATCCACGGTAGGAGATGTTCCTTATATGAACTTTGTTCACCAATCGGCACAGCCTCTAATGCCTGATCTACAAGGAACGTCTCTGGATTATCTTTATCACGCCTGATGTACGTATATATACTCGCATGATGTTTCGTCATGTCTGTATTATCATCGATAGCATCATCAGCAGCTATCACTTGAGCACGTAAATCTGCATCAAGGGACATCAATGCTTTCTTATCTACCGTAATAATTTCTAACAATTTACCGGATAAATCCCTGTACATTACGTATTCATCGATAGCGTAATTCTGTACGAGTTCTTCATCTGGAAGTGCATACAGTAATGCATTCCCGGCTACTATGAGTTGTTTTATATGATCCAGAATAGCAACCCTTGCGTGTTTCTTCTCGAATTTCCATCGGGCTTCATTTTCAGTTAGAGCAAATAATGCTTCAATGTCAACTGAATCCTCGCCTGATCCTTCTTCAGCCTCTTTCATTTCTTCTACAGGCATCTGAAGTTTAAAGAAACTACGATGAGCAGGGAACATCTCATCAACGTATGTATTAGAGAGATGATTAACGTACTCTGATCCTACGCCAGCGTAATCAATCAGCATCTCTGTTACAGCATTATCACCTTCTTCTGGAATCAGATAAGGTAATGTGATCTTACTGTATTTTTTCGCTCGATCTAAGTAAGGGGCACGAATACCAACTAACTCATTATATCGAGAGAGTATATCACCTTCTACGGGTGCATTTGTATCTTCCATATTATCCCCTTATTATATTTGTGCGCCGTGTATATACCTACCGCTACCTGCGCCTCTTTGTCTCATTTCTAATCTACGTTGCCTATTAGACTGTAGACGTTGACCAGCTACATTAAAATATCTACTGAATCGGCCACGATATTTAGGTGCTTGACGCAAACGTCTGGCTTCTGCTTTCCTTGCAAGAGCTGCTTTCTGAGCTGGTGTTAATGGTGGTGTCGTAACTCTCCTCTTCCTACGTAGGGATCCTCGGCTACTTCCACCCCGACCACCACGACTACCGCCTCTACTGCTTCTTGAACCACCTGCACCACCACGACTACCTCCACGGCCTCCGCCGCCTCCACCACGACCGCCTCCGCCGCCGCCTCCTCCGCCTCTTGGCATAATCTATCTCCTTTATATCTGTACGCCACCGCCATTACCGACAGTAACTCCTGTTGAAGTGTCAGCAGTTGTGCCTGCCAGTAAATCACTTTTGAATTTAGCCTTTGCAGACTGCTTCTTCCTCTTTAAACTATCTTCATCGCCTATCAGAGCTTCATCGACTGTACCTGCTTCGATCTCACTTGTCTTATCTGAGATTTGAGCCTGTGGTACTTCACCGCCCATATCAGGTCTATTCTGATTCTGATATATAGCTGATCCTGCGCTTACTGCTACTGATGCGACTGCAGCCCATGCTGCTATTACTGCTGGTGCCATTTTTCCTCCTATAATGTCATTGTACCTATGTAATACGGTTTCAGATCGAATCCGAATAACCGTATTAGGTTGTGTATCTTTGTATCATCGTAGTCACATCCGGTGATTAAGATACTTTTGCCTTTGCCTTTTAGATACTTGGAGATGATAGGTCTGACATACTTCGTTATAGCTTTAAAGGTAGATGGAGTTCTATGGTCGTCTAAGATATGAATGTGAATCATGCATACATCCACATTTGAATCCTCTAAACATAGATAACCAACCTCTGTACCACCAACAGTTATACTCATGGTGTCGTACGTGGGTATACTAACGTCCGGAAAGTATTCCTTCATCTGGTTTTTAGACAGATCGATTAGGTGTATTTTTCCGACTAACTTTTGAGATGTCTTTTTCTTGCTGTGCATTAGTGTCCCTCAACTTTCTAAGGACTTTATCAATCCCTAATTGAATAATAAGTTTCTGTGACATCAGAGGGTCATTAGCCAGTATATCTTCTGGTTGGAACATATTCTCTAACCATTGAATTAACTGCTGACTAATACCCGGCGATTCAATGATTTGCTCACTGGCCTGTAACTTCTGTCGCCTGAAACCGTCTAATAAACTCTTTTGGGGAGATTCCGATTCCATTTAATTCCCTTTCTGTCTTCGTATTTAAACCTAAAGACATCCTTAATTCTCTTGTTGCTGTTTCAATTATATCAATCCTACGCATCTTCTCCAAGATGTTAGAGGGTTCAGCGCATACTTCTTCAAAGTGTTCAATAACTTCCATACATTATATCCCTATATTTATAGATATTATTATGATTCCTATATGCCTTTCCTCTGTTATGTGAGGTCATTTAAAAATCATAATAATATCGGTTAGTTAATCTTGTGGTAATTCATGCCCTCTCAGACGTAATTCAAGCCTGCAAAGTGCGTTCCATGCAACCATGTAATCATGCGGAAGATGCAACTCATCATCCTCTTGGACACCATTCTCAGGGCCCTCTTGGAAATAATGCCTCCACATAGCCGCTGTGTAACGCCTACGGGCATTAGGAACATCTTTGAATGAACCACGTACATATTTGACACAGCCCTTCATACTGACCTGACAGACAGCTCCTAATGCAAGAGGGAAATATTCAAGGAGAGACATGTCTGCTTTCCCACCATCGAATTTCATATCATCTCCGGTCTTACTTTCTGCAACCTTCTCAGCAAGCTCCAGGAAATGATCATCATTCGGATGTATTTCTAACTGGCGGTACTGCATGAAACCGAAGCATTTATTACAAAGGGTTAGACCTTGGTACTCACACGAGTCGCATTTAGTAACATCTGGTGCAGCTATATCTTTTATCGGATCACCCTTCGGTTCAACGTACCCTTCAACGTGTTTAAGATCACCTTCGTACATAGGGTGATCGTCAACGATAATCTGATCTGGCCTCATACCACGGATTTCACCGAAGTCTATCGGCTCTTTAGGGCCACAGTGCGCGAAACACTTATCTTGATAGATGCCGGGTGTTATACAGGTATTCTGACCTGCGTGTATACAGTCTGTACATGCGCCATGTACAACTTGTGGTTCGTATTTATCATCTGCAATGCAGTCACCCACTTTAGTATGACATTCACCTTCTTCCATACCGCAAGGGGCATGCTTACATGAGTTACATTTATCGAACATATAGCCTCCTATAGTTTAATTGTATAGTTAAGTGTGTACGCCTTATGGCCTGAAAGGTTAGTGCCGTACTTAACCTTCACACGATCTATATTTAGTTTACGTACTATGTTCCGAACTTCATGGAACAGAGCTTGCCCATCTTCACCTTTAGTATTTTCCGGAATGACAACCTCTACCTCTACCTCTGCTCCTCCCACGTCCTCTAATATATTACGTGGGAAGAGTCTCTCATTTCTCTTCCACCAAGCCATTATTACCTCATTGGGACGAACTTCATTTCCGATTCATTAAATACGATCCCACAACCAAGAGACATACCAACCTTGTATACATTCTTGGCATAGCGTGCGTTATATTTATCCTTATCAATCAAGGCTCCTACATTCATAGCAGAGAGTCTACGGCGTACTTGAGGTATATCAAACACAGCTCCGTAAGCATGGGTATGACCTTGAACATAAGATGAACCGTATTTAATACAGGTGTTCTTAGCTCCGTACATACCATTCGAACCCAAGCCATGCTCATAAATAACACTATCTATATCCCACTGAGTCTTCCATCTCCATGTGCTCGGTAATCCGTACACTTCATTCAGAGGTTTCAGGAATATATCCTTTGGCATACCTAATGTCTTAGCCTGACGTACAGGGCGTGCATCATGATTACCAATACAAGCATAAACTATAGGGAATGCATCTACCCATCTCTTGAGTTCTTTCTTGGATGCTTTCCATTCTTGTTCTGGATTCATAGCATCTAACTCAGATTGAAATGCACTGATGTAATGGTGATCTATTATATCACCTACACATACAATACGTGTAACCTTATGGTCACTGAATGCATCCTGCACGAACTCAAGTGCATGAAGTACATGCCCCGGAATATGTAAATCGGGGATAACCCCGGTCACTATATCTTTCATATGTTAATCCTTTACCAAGTTTAAGGTTTACAGTGTGGCGAGTTTAGCCTGAGCTGCTTCGATCTGTGCAATCAGGGCTGCTTTACCATTGGCTGCCTGTACTTCAGATACGCTGGCAATCAAGGTATTCTTAACGCCGAGAACGCTTTTGTAGATGTCACGAATTGCAATACTGGATGCAAGCAGTTCATCACGTAGGGTTACAGAGGCTTTAGAGATACTTGATTTAGTATCCAGACCTTCTTCAAGTGTAATGGCTGACTGTACGATCTCTTTAAGTACGTCTACCTCTACTGCTACTGCCAATGCAATCGGTGTAAGCTCTACGGCTTCTTCTTCTACCAAGTCAATGTCCTGTGATCCTGCGATAAGTCCTGTGTTCATGTTTAACTCCTTTATTGTTATAATTAATGTTAGTTACAGACTACTTCGTAAATGTCTTCTGTAATAGTTTTGGTTTTATGGCCTATAACTTTCCTTGTGCAATTCCCATTACCGTACCATACGGATAACCTTTGATCTCCCCATGAATACGTAAAGCAGCTATATTCCGGTTGGTGATCCACTTCGTATTGCTTTTCCCTACCGAAGAATTCAAGAAATTCTAAATTATTATCAAGGAACAACAGAACGTCTTTACTAACGTTAAATTCTTTCGTTAAGTGTAATGATACACAGCATTGATACGAATTATGATCTACATTCACAGTACAGTCAGGAAATGCATCCTTGACTTTCATGAATAATACATCAGTCTTACGATATCTAAATGCATTCTTCTCTATAACACTTATAGTAGTTTCATAAACCTTCTTAGCTTTAGCTTTAAGTTCCTTAATTGAATCCATTATCTCTTTACCCTCCGTTTCCTTATCTTCTTTGGCCCTACATGCTTACCTTTAACCACAGTGGTTCCGGGGTAGTACACGTCTGTTGGTTCTTTAGCTGTTCGTATCCAGTAATTAATTATGTTATTCATCCACTGAATATTTCCAACGAATTTGCCAGCACGAACACACAAGTTATATAACTTACCTTCAAGCCCATTGCAATTCCTGCATAGCACGCCACGTACCATGCCTGTCTTGTGGTCATGGTCTACAACTCTGTTAGCGAGTGTAAATGTATTCATAGGGCGTTCACACAACGGACATTCATCCGGTGTATTCTTATTCTTCCATGCAGTAAGCTCTTTACCTACCTTTAAAATGGTACTCTTATGTCCCAATCAATTACCTCCCTCTCTATTCCATTTGGGTTAACGAACATTGCATCAGGATAATACTTCCTGTATTTATCTTCTGCTCCACCACCTACGTACACAATGATAGGGTTCTCTTGGAATCCTTTACCATATTGAATGATACCATCAACCTGTTCTGCCCTGCGCTGAATGCTCAGAGGGAATCTCTCAAGTACATCATCTATATTTTTGTATTTGTGATTAACGAACAGGAAGTCGAACTTAATACCATCCATCACCACATTATAGATAGAGTGATAGATATCATCCTCCTGTCCTTCATATGTTTTATGGTACTTGAATGTATCAATAGCACCGCAGTCCCTCAGATAGATCATAATCATTTCTACTGTCTCCACCTTCAGAGGACAGAAGATAGCTAAATCATAGTCCTTGGTTTCGTGTTTACATAAAGCACCACCGACAAGATACAC